AGGAGGGGAGGGTGGCTAATTATACAACTAAATAGGATTGCTGGCGCATTACTTCACAAATCAATGCTGCCGACTCGACAGACTTACAAAAGCTATGCCCACCTTGCCAAGTCTTGAGGAATTCCATTTGTGCTTCAGTAATGCGGCCTTTGGGCATCTTGCACTCGACAAGCCAAGTAATTCCTTTATAGCTAACCACTAGGTCTGGGAATCCTTGACCAATGGTGCTGGTAATTGCCACGCTAAATCCCGCCTTGCGGAAATATTCAACAATGGCAGTTTGATTTTGGTCAACCTTCGCCGCCCTACGCATCCATAGCTTTCATAATTACAATGTCTGCTGCTGCTTTTGGGCCACGCTCAATGGTCACGATCATGTCATTCCCTAATACAACAGGCAATGTCATATTGAACCCATTTTTGCCTGTTTCTTCTTTATGCAACGCAAACATTTCATCAGTCAATGATCTGGTTATGCGGTACAAAGTATGAATATCTGCTTCATCCATCAATCAATTCCTTTGCTTGGTTGAACAATTCCAACTCTGTGCCATAGCGTTTTTCAAATGCCTTGCGCCAAGGATGCCGACTGATTGCTATATCACTATTCAAGCCGCTGCGGTGATGCGTAGGACATAAACAAATTACAAACATTTCTCCGGCTCGTTTGCTGCCGGACAAGATATGGTGGATGTCTCCATCTGACCGTTCGTTATGAAATAGCCGACAAACTATGCAACCCAGTTCCCGCATCTGGCTGTGGAATTGCTTTTCCTGATTGTTCATCGCTCCAGATTACTCCATGTTCTGCGCCAAAAGAATAAATTAATTCGCATAGGTCGGAAAATTCTTTCTTGGACATCTTACTGGTGCTTTGACCTAGCACAACAAACCCACCATCAATCCCCGGCACAACATCTGATTTCTTCAATGATGCCGTGAACATCGCTTTCCAATCATGGGTAGTGAGCCAACGGTCATACCACTTCACCTGCTTAGTCACATCGCGCAGCAAAGCCCATAGCAGCGCGTTTTGTTCCAAGGTGCGGTTAGGCTCCTTGACTTCCACCATGTAGCCTTCTGGGGCTGTTTTGATGGCTTCCAGCACATTGCTACGGCTCCCATAGAGTCTATAGATCATCGTTTATTCCAAATAAATGTATAGGTCTTTTCATGCTTTTCGATGGCCTCGATGCCAACCACCGGCCCAAAGGCTTCTTGGAAGGCATCCACCACTTCGGCAGTGACCGGCATAGCTATGCGCCGATCCTCCCGCGACATCTTGGCAGTGGATGTCTCCATCCAGAATGCTAGTGTGCCATTGCTCTTAACTTGCTCATCAGCAGTGATTCGTCGGACGGTGGGGGTAAGTGCCATTCCTGAATGTCTACTCGCCATGCTGGTTGATCCTCGGAGACTCGTTTGCGACTGCGGAAAAATCCTTTGAACTCAGGATGCTTGGCTTCAAACATTCTGGCGTAATACGCGCAAAAATTATTGTTTAGCTTGAGTACAACACCGTCAGTCTCGATATCCATCTGCCAGCGTATGCGTTCAAACACAGCTTGCGCCGAGTATTTGTTTCGCATCCCAACAATTTGCATGGTGAATTGTTCAAATAACTGCCAAACAATTGGATTGCGTTCATGGAACTTACAAAATGCCTGAAAAATCTGGTCAGCACGATTCATTCATTCCCCCTTGCTCGGATAGCGTTGGCACACGCTTCCGCTGCGGATGTGGGCAAGCCAACTGCTTTGCACATTTGCTCTGTCAATATGCAAAGTTCTACACACGCCTCGCGCTCTGCGGCTGCGACAAGGGCGGCAAAACGGACAAGGCTTTGTTGATAAATTCCATCTAAGTGTGGGCGCATACCGATCAACTGACATTCCTGCGCCATGCGGATGATTTCATCAGTATTCATAGTTCACCGTCTCCTCATTCGCTTGCAATAAACGCGCTCCGTTCTTGTAATGGAAGTTCCTCGCCATCTCCGTTTTCGGACTCATCGTGACGATGCGCTTAACAGGGGAGCCTTGCACACGGGCCATCTCCAAGTACTCACGCACCAGCTTGCTGCCGCATCCCGGTTTGTACGACCAGATGCTGTACAGGATCGCGTTGTCAAGGCATATCCTGCTTGGCGGTTCCATCAGTTCCGCTTCCGTGGTGGGTATTGTTTTGAGGAATGCGATGCACAGGATCGCCCCCAGTTGCTTGTCTTCGATCAACGCCCATACATCACGCGTGTACCCCAACCGGTCTTCGGGCCTGATATTGGGGCGCACAGGATCATCGCGCAGGATTGGATCGGGTTGGAGTAGTTGAACTAGCATTAGAATGTTGCCTCTTCACATAATGTCGTATCGAATTTTTGTCGTTTAATTTTTTGGACAATGTATCGATAACAGGATGGTGGTTGCTGATATACCCACCGCAATACATTTCCATCTTCGTCGAGGATGCCGTATCGCTTCATGCTGATTTCTTCAACCGTTCGCGGTAGCCAGCCATATCCTCCCCCGGCCTTGCAGGAATGCCTAGCTTGCGTCCGTATTCCATTGTGCTTTGATCCGACTGCCACCACGCGACTGAGGCACGATCCGGCATTGACACTTCATCATCGAATCGTTCGCCGCCTAGCCATGAGCCGGGGTGTGGGATGTAAGTGGAGTCGCGGCCTTCAGCATTCCATAGCTTGATGTGCTTGGGTAATGCTTCCAGTGCGGCTTGCTGCTGCTGGTGGGTCAATTTAGCCCACATTTTTTGAGCGTGTTTTTTTGCTACTTTGCGAGGGTACATCTTGTAGAAATCGTCGAACATTTTTTGCCTCCATTTCTCTTATATCGACTGCGGCATCTGATACGCCATGCCAGTCCTCTTGTCTTACCTTCAGTAGCAAGTATTCAACCATTATCTCCTTATCAGTCATAGCTTACTTACAACCCACAAAATGCAACCAACAAACAACAAAATTACGCCAGCAAAAAAGGTGAACGCGCAGACTTCTTCTTTCCAATTTGTGTCTTTTGTTTCCGGGTTACACACTGCCATGTAGAGCGTGAAACTTACTATCATCATTATCAAGCTGCTTACTATCATGTCTATGTCCTATTGTAAGTCTTGCCCTTTGGTGAACGCACCTAGCCTAGCCAAGTGCGCCTTCAGTCATGCCCTCTGGAGCCACGACACCCGTCAGTCTTTCGGTCAGAGGCACTAACTTCGCCACCTCTATTTGTGCTGTTTCAGACCATAGCCACCAGTAGCACTCTTCACTCGCATCGCTGTTGCTTTCATTACCCAATGCGGTGTAGTCCAAAAACAAAAACCCTCAAGAAGAGGCTTACGGCTGCGGTGGCAAGTGGGTTCAGAGCAAACCCAAAAACAACCGAAGCCCCTTCTTAAGGGTTCTTCACTCTGATTTAGCGCTGCCACACGCTGCCGGTCTTTTTCCCGGACACGGATAGAGTAGGGAATCATTTTTCCTTTGTCAACACTTTTTTTCTTGGGGTCAAATCAGCCTTCAAAACGCCCTGAGTGATGATCTGTAACTCACACTGTGAGCCTCTAGGCGGGTACTCTCCCCAGCACTGTACGGCTTGCCTCGTGATGTCTAACGCCCTCGCCAGCTTGCGTATCGAACCGTAATGTTGGATGGCTTCTGTCGTTTTCATGTTCGGACAATACCCTGCAAAAAAATATTTGTCAAGGGTGCTTGCGTGGCAGGTTTTCTTGTGCAATGATGCGTCTGCTTCATCAACCTAAAGGAAAAGACATGGATAAGATTCTCCAACGAATAAACAATGTTCGTAAAAAGATTGACTACATTAAGAAAGACAAGGAAGTCTCTACCGGCAAAGGCAGCTACCGCGCCGTAACCCACGATATGGTGACTGCCATGTTGCGCCAGCATCTGATCGACGAAGGCATTGTGGTCATCACCAGCCTTACCAAAGCCGTGACTGTGCCGCCCTTTGGTGACAGCAAGCAGCATCGCTACGAAGCCGAATATCAGGTCATGTTCTGTTCTACCGAAGATGCACAGGACAACATCGCCATGATCGTGTCAGCCCACGCTAACGATAGCGGTGACAAAGCTCCCGGCAAAGCATTTAGCTACGCCAAGAAATACGCAATGCTAAAGATTTTCGAAATCGAAACAGGTGAAGATGACGAATCACGCACCTATGACGGTGGAATGCTTCCGGAATTGCTCGACGCATTATTGCAAGAAATCTCGGCACAAACCACGCTAGATACACTACAGGCATCATTCAAGAAAGCATATCAAGCCGCCGCACAGTACAACGATGCCAATGCTATGGCTCAAATCATTGCCGCAAAGGATGGCAAGAAAGCCGCGCTGAAATGACACCACTTCACAAAAAGATACTGGATGTCATGTTTGCGCTGCGGGAGAAGGGCGAGACTATGACCACCGGCTCGATTGCTGAAGCCTATGGCGTGACTAGGGCCACGATGGGCTGGAATCTACAGTCTATGTATGAGCGCAATCTCGTGACCAAAATGGGGTTGCTTACGCAGTGGTACTCAACCAATGCTCGGAACAAGCAAATGATGTGGCAGATCAATGTGCCTTATCTAAGACTGTTGGAGAAACGCGAAATTGAATGTGCGAAAAAATCATCCAGACCGCCCAAAATTATGTTCAAGTTGCCGCCAAAAAAAGGAACCAAAAGAGTACCGGATAAACAAGTACGGAACGCTGTCTAGCTGGTGCAAACAATGTTCGAACGAAGCCTCTAAACTTTCAGCATGGAAACGAAATGAAAATACTAAATTATGAGCAGGGAACGCCGGAATGGTTAGCCAGCCGCGCTGGTAAGGTAACGGCCAGCATGGTGTCTAATGTGATGGCAGCGCCAAGTACAGCCGCATACCAAAACTACCGCGCACAGATTGTGTCGGAGATACTGACCGGCAAACCACAGTCCGAGATATTTGTAACGAAAGACATGGAGTTTGGGTCAGAGCAAGAAAAGTATGCTCGCGCCCTGTACGAAATCCGGCATGATGTTATGGTTGAGCAAGTCGGGTTAGTGTTACATCCGTATCTTGAGAATTGCGCCGCATCGCCTGATGGCATTGTTGGCGAAGGATTGATCGAGATCAAGGTTCCCAAGGTAAACACCCACATTGGGTACATCCTAGACGATAAGCCGCCAACCAAATACCATCACCAAATGATTTGTCAGCTTGCGTGTACAGGAAAACAATGGGTGGATTTTGTTAGCTTTCGTCCTGACCTACCAGAAAATTTGCAGTTGTTTGTGAGCCGGTTTCAGCGCGACGATAAAGCAATCGCCGCAATGGAAGATGCAGTAAAAAAGTTCTTTAACGATGTTGATTTAGTTATTACAAAACTGAAAGGTAAAAATGGACATTCAAATTAAGTGGTTCAACGAACGCTTTAATATTGGTCTGGCATCAAAAGAAGGCGCGGAGCCGTTTATCACCATCAAAGGTTGTCGCGTTAAGCAATTTGATAACCGGGAATTTATTAGCTTCCCGGCATTCAAACTGGAAACCGGCAAGTGGGTTAACCATGTCTGGGCAAACGATGCTTTCCAAGAAGCCGTTATCAAAAAGGTCAAGGAAACGATGCCCAAGGAACGCCGTGGGAACAATATGAATGATCTGGAGAATGACATCCCTTTTAATTAAAACGGGTCTATAATGGTTGTACCTCACGCACAGGAGATACAACATGATCCGTTGCAAAGAATGCTTTAAGTGCAAGACTGTTCAGCCATTAACTGAGTTTTATAAACACATTGGAATGGCTGACGGTCATCTCAACAAATGCAAGACTTGTGCAAAAAATGATGTCTTACTTCATAGGGCGCAAAATATTGACAAAGTGCGCGCTTATGATCGACAAAGAGCAAAACTTCAACATCGAATTGATAAGTCTATTGAAACAACAAAACGATGGCGAAGCAACGATCCTCGTCGCAGCAAAGTACATAGCGCAGTTGCTAGAGCATTAAAAAATGGTCAGTTAATAAAATTGCCATGCTTTCGGTGCAACAAAGAAAAAACCGAAGCACACCATGAAGATTACGATCAACCATTAAGCGTTATTTGGCTTTGCAGTGTTTGTCATCATCAAAGGCATAGGGATTTGAAGTTACTTTTAAAGGAATCAATATGAGACTAGCAGACGCAATCCATTGGATGATGTCATACGATGCACTGCAACCTGATCTGATTGAAGTTCAGAATTGCAAGCCGGATGATCCTCGACGCTATGACCAAAAACGCAAGGGATGTATTGCGTACCTGCGCGAACGCAATATGTACATCCTAGACGGTCATTTTGTGCCTACCAAGGCCGCAAACACCGACATCACAGTGACTTGGAATAGGGAACGGCAAAAGATGGGTAACACATTGATTCGGGTAGCTAAGTGACAGGCTGGAGAAAACGACAAATCATGGAATCCATTGACTACGCCGATTCATGCCAAAACATCATTGCATTGCGAAAGGAATGTTATGAGGCATTGCTTCAGCGAAAGTGGCATGAGGCATATCACATTGCTGATGACATTCTGTCTCATAGCATCGAGATTAAACGCTACTGCTTCCAACAAATGAGAAAGGATGCTGATGGAAACCTATGAACGCTGCCCACGCTGCGATGTGCCGTTTCGCAAAAATGAAAAGGTACTCTGGTGCAGAATGCGCGGATGCGAAGAAACTGAATTGCGCGAACCCACGCCTCAAATGTTGAAGGTACTATTTAAGCGAAAGGAAAAAGAATGAGTGACTATGATTATTTTGGTGAAATTCGCAAGTGGGCTGAAGCGCGAAATTTAGTAAATGGCAGTACGCTACAGGCTCAAGTGGTCAAACTGCTGGAAGAATCTGGCGAACTAGCCGCTGGAGTTGCCAGAAATGACATGGAGAAAATCATAGACTCCATTGGCGATGTTATGGTGGTGCTGACCATCATCGCTGCCCAAGTGCAAATTCCGGTAGAGGAATGTCTTGACTTGGCATGGGAAGCTATCCGTTACCGCAAAGGCAAAATGGTAAACGGGATATTTGTAAAGGAAGAATAGATTTACGGGGGAAAGTTGGTTAGCAATCCCGGCAGTCGGACAACCGGTATACAAACTGCCTTGTAAGACCGGGCTAATACAACAAGTACCCCACCTAACTTATAAGCATTGCCCTAGTGCCTTGTTTATCAATTATCAGCTTGGAACCCCTAATGGCATAATTTGGGCCATTAGGGACGCTGATATGAGTCCACGCATCAAACTCCAAGATGATCTGGTCAAACGGCACAGAAGCCGCAATACACGCCTCTACAACCTGTCTGGGAGTCATGCCGGGAACCCGCAGGTCTGCCGCACAACCTATCCTGTGCTGGCTACTATCCTTGCTCCCAACTGAGTCATTGACTTGCTTGCTACGGAACCCGCTTGTAATCATCACCGGCTTGTTGTCCACGGCTTTTTTAACCTGCTCCAGTAGTTTCGCCAACCGAGTCAGGTTAGCTACTTCATCCCCATTGGGCGTGTTATCCCAACCATTCCTAGCCGCAGCTTCAGAGTGGGTCAATTCTTCCA